CGAAGTTTGACCTAAAAAAATAGGACAGTAAAGATAACTTTTTAAAAAATTAGCTTGACACGTATGCGATAATATGTTATCGTGCTTATATCAATCGGAGAACCCGGTTGATTGGGGAGGGCAAATCCCCACGCTCTTTAACAATTTAATCAACTACGGAGGAGATAAAAAAATGACAAACCAAATATCCTATGAATATAAAATCGAGTTCATTGACGAGTATGGCGACATTATTGATTATGAACACTTCGACAAACTGTCTGACTGTATGCGGGCTTTCTACAAACACGAAAAAGGATATGAAGTTGAAATGTGCTTGGTGCGTGATGTAGGCAACAACCAAGATGGACTTCAAGACAGGCAACACGCCTACTTTTTTGAAGACGGCAAATTCTCTATCCCGAGAGAGTTTGATGGTGGTTGCCCAATTCCAAAAAGACATTTAAACCAAATAACAATACAGGCAAACGAAGATAAATAATTGTTCCCAATAAGCCATGGACGGCTAACCCCTTTTTGGTGCGGGCATGAGGTCTCTGACCATTTTGCTGACGTCGGCAAAATGTATCGCGGCTCACGGGTCACGGAATAAACGCGCTTTTCTTATATATACAGCCAGAAATAAAAAAATAATTTTTATTGAAAATAGCCGTAACCGGTGTAACCGTGTAACTTTTGTCAAAAAGTCTTTTATATATATACACTTATAAGTTTCATAAAGTAAAAAATAAAAATGTAACGTAACCAGAGTTTATGTAACTGGAAATGTCAAAAGTGCGTTAAGGGGGTCGTGGGAATTTTTTTTTAAAAATATTTTTCTAGCTATATATAAAGAAGAGCTATTTTATGGCAAACTATCTGTAAATAACTGGAGTATACTATGGCACGAACTAGAAAAGGCGATACAGCCAAATCAACCCCGGTTGTCCCAGTCAAAAGACGGGGGAAACCGAAGTCCACCCGGACGTCACCCTTGACCAGAAGGCAAGAGCTTTTTGTAAAAGAGCTGGTATCGAAAGACGGCCAGATCACTTTGAGGGAAGCCGCTATCAACGCCGGATACCCAGTAGGGTCAGCCCATACTCGAGCCTATGAAATGACCAACCCACATATCTGCCCTCACGTTGTGGCAGCCATCCAAGCTTATCGGGCAGAGCTGGATGAAAAGTACGGGGTAAACTACCAGCGCCATTTGAAAGACCTACAAGTCATTCGAGATATGGCATTGCAGAACGGAGCCTATTCGGCAGCCGTTCAAGCAGAATACCGGCGGGGGCAAGCGCAGGGCGACATTTATGTTAGCAAATCCGAAATCCGCCATGGCAGCATCGACAGCATGAGCAAAGACGAAGTGCTGAAGGCACTCAAGGAGATAAAGCAAAGCTATGCCCCGATCACTATCGAACTTACTCCCGAAGGACAGGACAATTCCCAGAACCGCGATAAAGCGCGAAAGCGACTTTTGGCGGATGATGAAGACGGCGCTGACGAAGAGTTCACGCAAGATTATAGCGACTAGACTTGAAACGTGGGCGATGCCCGGTGTTCCTGACGTCCTGCTTTGTGACGAAAACGGCGATTTTCATTTTGTTGAGCTGAAAGCAACAGGCGGCAAAGCCGTAGATTTACGTCCCCATCAAGTCGCTTGGCTGTCCAAGCATTCTCACTCCAGCGCGTGGGTTTTAGTCCTCAAGCAAAAGACAAAAACTCTACCTCAAAGAATATTTTTGTATCCCGCAAGCGCGGCTATGGACTTGAAGCTGGAAGGCTTAGAGGTGGAGCCCCTGTACGAAGAAACCGACACGATAAACTGGGAAATAATTTTGGAGTTGATTTCTCCCAGATAATCGCATAATATCTCATAGTCTCTTTTAACTACGGAGGATCTGAGATGATCAACAAAAGACATGGCAGCCCTTATGACCGGGGTCAGGCTGACGCCTATTACAACAGGCGAGACTATCACCCCCATTATTACGAAGGTGATAGCTTCAAAACATATAAATACGAAACCGACGAAATGTCGGAAGACCAGTTGAGTGATTATCTTGCCGGGTGGCACGACCAAATGAAGCTCGGCATCCATAAAGAATACGCTTAGGAGGGACATATAAATGTTTTTACTTATACGCCTACTAGCAAGCATTCTCTATGGTTCCGAAGCAGTAGAAGATTTTGAAAAAAAACCCAAGATAAGACCAGCTAGACGAAAATCAGAGCGGCGCCGTCGCCGATAATTTTTTAAACTACGGAGAAAAAAGATGGAAAAAAATAAGACTTATTATTATGTAACGATAGTAGAACTAAATGGGGACTTTGAGTACATGTCCAGTTTTCTCAGTGAGAGGTGTGCAGATGAAGATGAATACGAATTTTTTGATGCGATCCAAAAAGAGTTTAGAGGTGGGTGCGTGGACGATGAAGAAGTAGATGAGTACGGTGTTCTTTGGGTGTACGGTACAATCGTAAAATCACCAGAATACAGGGAAATTCCTAAAGAGGATTTTGAGGTAATGGCAAAATATTTATCTGTGGTAAATCCTATATAATATAATTTTTTAAAAAATTAGTTGCAACGTATGCGGGATTATGCGACATTATGGGTGTGGGGAAACTCACACCCTTTTTTTTAACTTAACTACGGAGATTTTAAAATGACTACATACGAAACCAACGCTTTCGCCCATGGCATCGGAAACAGTGCAGTGTCTAGCCAATGGTTCAGCCGTCCGGATGACCAAAAGTTTTTGTCGCTCGACAGTATGCTGGCCTTTAAAAAGGTTGACGCCCAGCGCATGACGTCCCGCACGGTTGACACCCATAAAATCCAGATCATTGGCAACTTTGACGAAGCGAACCCCAGCCGGGGCGACGTTCGCATTGAATACGCCGACGATAACAACCGCGAACATGTGAACAGCCCAACTAATTGGAGTTTTGGCCAACTGTCCCAACTGGCCGGGGCACCCTCTGGCTATCTTAAAGACCTGCCCGCCCCGCTCGCTGCGGACTGTATCCAATGGGGTTTGCGGTATAATCGCGGTCGCGAATTGGTCAAGGTATACGGCAGCCAATCGGATGGGGGCGAGTTGCGAGCCGCAACCGGCCCCGATTATGGCCGCATTTATGATTGGGAAATCTTGGAACCAATCAAAAACCTAGTTGAACAATCCGGCGGACGGTGGAAGGTGCCCGGGATGATGGTAGGACAATCCAATGGGCTGGCCGTTTACGATCCCGAGGTGCCGGTATCAGTGGACACCACGACGCTATTCGCATCGGATCGGGATGTTTTTGTTTTCTTGGTGGATGACCGCAACCCCATCGAAGTTGGCAAGCTTGCCAACGGCGAACCTGATTTAATGTTCCGTGGCTTTTACGCGTGGAACTCTGAAACCGGCAGCAAAACCGCCGGAATTGCGGCGATGTATCTGCGCGGGGTTTGCATGAACCGCAATTTATGGGGAGTTGAAAACTTCCAAGAAATTAAAATCCGCCACACGAAGTTCGCCCCCGACCGGTTCGCATATGAAGCCGCTCCAGCCCTGCAATCATTCGCCCATGGTGCAACCGCCTCATTTATTGAAGGGGTGCAGGCCGCCAAAGCCGCCAAGATTGCGCACGATGACAACAGCCGCCTTGAGTTTTTAAGCAAGCGAGCCGGGTTATCGGGACGCATGGCGAAAGCCGCCGCCGCCCGTCACATGGAAGAAGAGGGGCGCCCGGTGGAGTCTGTATGGGATGCCGCGCAGGCCATAACCGCAATTGCTCGCGATATTCCCCACCAAGACGCCCGGATTGAAGTGGAACGTAAGGCGGGGGCATTGCTGGACAAAGTCGCGGCATAAACTTAACGCAACCCGTAGGAACTGGCCCGCCATTGTGCGGGCCTTTTTTGTTGGGGCTTTACTTTTTAAGAAGTTATCGCATATAATCGCATCACCGGTGGGGCAACCCCGGCAACCTTTAACTACGGAGGCCACAAAATGGCACAAATATTAAACTTAAACTTTCGCCCGTCTGAAATTATCCTTGACACTGTTTTAAATCCTGCGAGGGATCAAAAAATTGGGACAGCCCGCCCCGCCGACATCGTCGAGGCTTGCGGGATGATCCCTGACTTTTTCTGTGAGGCTTGCGTGTCCGTGAGCAATGGCGAGCTGGGCCTTTCGCTCGACAATATCTGTGAGGCAATGGATGAGGTTTACAGATTCGGCGGCTTTGGTTATCCATGGCGCGGGACGCTGGACGCGGATGGAACTTACCTCCCAGACAATGACGATGACCGGCCATTGAAACCGCTGGCCCGCTTTGGTTTCGAGGGCCGCGTGTTCTGTTATGTGTACCACTATGGAGTGACCGCAGTCCGCATCGGTTTGGACGGGCCTTATAAAATCGCCCGCTTTGATTAAACCAAGCGCGACCGCTCCCTTAACTGGCCCGCCATTGTGCGGGCCTTTTTTTTCGCCCGTGTTCATTTCAGTTAATCAAGGCGGGCCGCGCCCCGCGTACCAGTTCCCAAACCTACGGGCCGTGGGCCGTGGGCCGTGGGCCGTGGGCCGTCGATCCCGGGCCGGGTTCCGGGTTCCGGGTTCCGGGTTCCGGGTTCCGGGTTCCGGGTTCCGGGTTCCGGGTTCCATAGCCGTTGGGGGGTTTACTTTATACAAAGTTATCCCATATAATCGTATACGACGGCGGGCAAGCTGTCCTTTTATTAAAC